TGAAACAAAAAAAGTCCTTGAGCTGACGGGCTTTGAGGACGTGAAACATAAATATCTTTACCCTTTCATTTTAACACAGATGAAAGGATTTGGAAGAATGAATTTTGATGATATTTTAGCAAAGTTATACCAGACTACTAATCTACTCCAAGCCCTAGATGATGAACTAAGCCTAACACTAGATCACGTTGGAACGAAAAGCCTTACCACAGAAGAAGCACGGGCAATTGCATATGAAATTCAACGTGGCCAAGACACTATCGAAACATTACTAACGGTAGCCATGAGCAGTGTAAATGATTCAACTAAACAGCTTAGTGCATATAACGAAGTGGAAGGCGGTGGCATGAATGACCTACGCTGAAAAGCTCTCAATCATGCTTACCAAGGACCAACTCAAAAACATTATTGATAACGATAGCTCAAGAGCCGTAAACCAATATGCTAAAAAGCAAGCGGAAGAAGCTTTTCAATATTGGAACACCGATGCTAACACACTTTATAGATTGCTTTATAGCAAAAGCGGTGACAAGTTCAAGCAGCTATTCACCAACGATCAAATGGTATTCGATTACTTAGAGAAATACCACAATATCAAATATTCACTAGGTGCCTTAGTTATGATGATTTTAAGAGGTACTAAATACAATAAGCGACAAACCAATAGAATTTTGCATAGAAGCCCCACTTTCAAATTCTGGAGCAAACCAGAAGTTTCCCCTGCTGGCCAAAACTCAATCTTTGTTAATTGGGACCAAGTTTATATGACAACCAACTTTGACCCCGACCAGGTAAAAACACATGGGGAACTATACCTGGACGATTTGATTATGAAAATGAAATAAATGAAGGGGGAGCCAATCTATATGAGTAATAATTTAGATGCTTTAATGAACGGCAATGTTCACAGTAACACTTCCGATAATGATTCACCATACAAACTTTTGTACGAGATGCTAGACGCAATTCGTAACCAATATCATTGGGACAGCGAGGAAGAACTACGCTCATCGTGTATTAGAGCAGCAAACAAACAAAAAGAAATATTTAAAGAAAAAGATTCTGAACAAGACAAACAATTACCTGCTTGGGCCATTGCACAATTGTTTGAAGGTGCATTCCACTACTACCTTTTCGATAAAAGTGAAGACGCCCGAATTGCTTTCTACAACCCGGTTAGTGGTATTTATACTCGCAACTTACGTGAGCTTTACCGCTTTTTGAGTTTTTTTGATATTGTTATGACTGAAGAAAAGGCTAAAAAAATAGTCTTTCAATTAACGAATAAAGCTAAGTACAATCACCATCGTGATGATGGTAAATATATTGCGGTGAACAACGGTCTATTCAACTTAGAAACAAAAAAGTTAGAAGGCTTTACCCCACTACACCCGGTATTTACCAAGGTTGCCACCAATTATAATCCAGACGCTAAGTCGCCTAATATTGATGGCTGGACAGTTGATAAGATGTTCGATCAGCTTGCCTGTGGTGATAAAAACGAGGTTCAACTATTCTGGCAGATTATCAATGATGCACTAAATGGTAATCGTTCACGGGGCAAGGCTTTCTTCTTAGTAGGAAACATTCACGGGAACAATGGAAAAGGAACATTTCAAACTCTGATTGAAAACTTAGTTGGTGAAGATAACTACGGTAATCTTAAAATCAATGAGTTTGAACAACGATTCGCACTTAGTGTGTTAGACGGTAAAACAGTTTGCATTGGTGATGATATTCAAACCGACTACATCAAAAGTAGTTCAAGCTTCAATAGCATTGTCACAGGTGATCCCGTCAATATTGAAATTAAGAACAAGCCAATTTACAAGACCGCTCTACATTGCACAATCATTCAATCATGCAATACGATGCCAATGTTTGCTAAAAAAGGTGGCACGATGCGCCGCCTAATTCTGGTTCCGTTTGAAGCTCAATTCACCGATAAGACCGATAACAAGGCAATCAAAGAACAATACTTAAAGCGGAAAGATGTGCTTGAGTATGTTCTCAAAAAGGCACTTACCTTGCCAGACTTTGACAAATTTATTGAACCAGCACGCTCAAAGGCAATGAAAGAAGAATTTGAAGCAGATAACAATTCTGCTGTAGGTTTCTTAAAAGAAGTCTTTGAGCCAGGACAGTTTGAACGAATTCCAGTGTCCCTACTCTATCAATGGTACGTAAATTATTGTAGTAAGAATGGATTCACACCGATTAGAAAACCCAAACGCTTTACTAAGTATTTCTTAGAGCTGCTAGGGAATAGCTACGATAAAGGCACAGCACGTATTACAGAAGAACAGCGAAAGCACATTCTCGAATTTAATGAACAATGCAAAGACAACAATCAAGGGGCTTTCTATGTTGAGAACCCGTTCAAGAACCCTGTTCCGATGTGTATTCGCAAGGTTGATGTAGAGAAACGTTAGTCTACATTCTACATTTTTCTCTACACCTACAAACGTTGATACAACAGCGTTTCAAGGGCAATGTAGAGATGTAGAGATTCATAACAGTTATTTTATGTATTCTGGAGGAATGGACAGTATGGATAAACATAAAAAGTGTAGCAGCAAGCCTACCGCTTTCTTAAAAGTAAAGATGGTCAATGGTTCCAGTATTGTTACTAGCCTACGACAAATAAACACAATAGCCGAAAGTAAAAGCTTGATCGCACTAGATAGGTATACAGAAGTAGACCTAGGTACTTTTAAGGAAATAGAGCCTGCTGCTATTAACCCCGATTATGTTGTTGTAGCAACACGTATTGATGGTAATTTGATTGAAGGAGACAAGTAAAATGCAAACTAAGATTTTCAGCAAAAGCAGTACGAGACTTATAGAGAATGAGATTAACGCCTGGTTAACTCAAAACAGCGATAAGAAAATCATTGATATTAAGTTTAATAGCCATTCAAGTGTTACTGGTAGTTCCGAATGGTTTAGCGGAGACGACACTTATTCAGCCATGATTATTTACAAGGACGGTGAGTAATGATGCTTAACTATGACATCAGTAGAATGAAGCACCGGGTTGAGTTTGGAACGTATAGCTATGTTCCAGACGACACACTAGAAGGCGGACACGAGGAATTCAAGCCGTCAGAAGAAGTATGGTGCGGAGAATATAGCACTACTCAATCACGGACGTTTGATAATCTTGGGTTACACGTTGATGCGGATATCGTCCTGGCAATCAGACACAACCCCAACGTTAATAAGAAGCTAAGCGCAAAGTACAAAGGCCATGAATACAAGATTATTGCTATCAACAGCGATGACCGTATCAACGCATTTGACCTAGTTACTCTACAAGTGAAAAACGGTCTAGGCAATCAATAATAAACAAAGGGTGTCTAATTCAGGCACCCTTTTAATATGGAGATGATAACGTGAGTAAACCAACACACTTATGCAATCACCCTGGTTGTATGAAGTTAATACCATATGACCAGCGCTACTGTAGCAAACATGAATACCGTAAACCAATTGACCAGGCAGATAAGCAGGAACGACACCAGATTAATAAAGCTATCTATCATAAGCGAATTACTAGCAAGCATGAAGGTAAGTACCAACGCTTCTACCGTAGCACTGAATGGAAGAAGCTAAGTCACCATTGGTTGATGATGCACCCGTTGTGTGTTAACTGTGAAGCACGTGGTATCTATCGCAAGGGTGATCTAGTTGACCACATCGTAGAGCTACGAGACGATTGGACCAAGCGACTAGACCCAGACAATCTCGAAACCATGTGTATTTCCTGTCATAATAAAAAGAGTGCAATTGAAAGGCGGAAGCGACATGAAAGAACGATGGAATAAATTCAAGGACAGCAAGTGGATAGCACCTGTATTCTTTGCGATTGTGTTTGGAATAGCTGGACTAATTGCCTATATGATCGTGTTCCAGGTGCATTTAGGACTGTTAATCGTGTTTATCGTGGCAATATGGCTCATTGCCAAGGTGGTTGTGGCAATCCTACGATGGCTCATCTGAAAAATTTTCAGAAAAGATTTCAAAAATTTTGCTCAACATTTTTGTGTTGAGCTTTTTTATTTTTTACCGGGGGGGCCGTGCTGCCGCCGAAAAGAGCGGCGCATCCACATTACTTTTTGTAAAAACCCATTTTTTATAGTTTTTTCTCGTCATATACGAACAATATAACTATATAATTAATTATTGTTCGTGTTTTTTAGAATTTTGTAATTGTCGATTATTAGCCTTAAATTTAAGTGGCAATGTTCGTAAATACGCTAACAATGCGTTGCCCTTTTTGCCGAAAAGAGGTATAATGTTCGTATAATAAAGATTACTGGGTATAAATAGCCATTAGATGTTCGTCTATTGGTTATTTTTTATATATCTAAGGTGGTGAATGTATGGCTGGAGCAAAAATTAAACCAGTAGAAAAGTTAAGAGGCCACTGGACGAAAGATCAGTTAGCAGATCGTGAAGAAGTCCAGAATAACCTTAAAGAAAACTATGAACCAATTGATGAAACAGTGCCCGAAGAGTTACACGGTTACGCCCGTAAGGAATGGCGAAAGATCGTGCCCCTACTCAAAAAGGAAACACCAGCAAGCAACCTAGACCGTAGCCAATTAATTAATTACTGTGTTCTTGCTCAAACTGTTCACACTTGCCAGAAATATATTCTACAAGATGGCCTGTGTGTTATGACTTCGCAAGGTACTAAAAAAGTTAATCCATACTTCAATATGCAAGATAAGGCCATTAAGAATATGCGAGCAATTGCCAGTGACTTTGGCTTGAATATTAGTAGCCGGGCCAAGTTAGAGAACCAGAAGGTAAAGCAACAAGACCCCGAAGACCCGTTTACTGCCTTCTTAGAAGATGATGCCGGGTGATTAGATACGTTGATGATGTATTGTCTGGTAAGATCGTAGCTGGGAAGAAGATACACCTTGCCTGTGAGCGTTACAAACGTGATTTAGAACGTTCAAAGAGTGACGACTTCCCCTTCTACTATGATGAGAAGATGGCCCGTAAAGCCTGCCAGTTTGTCCAGATGCTGCCATTAACCGATGGTGGTAAGTTTCACCTAGCCGAATACCAGGAATGGATAGTAAGCGAGTTATACGGCTGGCGAGTAAAGGAAACAGGCGAGCGGCGTTACACACAGGGTATGGTGTCAATGGCCCGTAAGTCTGGCAAAACTTACCTAGCTGCTTCCCTGGCCGCTATTGGCTTGATGATGGAAAACAAACCAGCTAAGAACCGCCAAGTCCTGTTCGTCTCAAACGCACTGAAACAAGCTAAGCTGGGGTACAATATGCTTTCAAGTAGTCTCAGACAGGTTCAGAAGACGAGCCGTCTGGTCCGCCGCCGGGTTAAGGTGCAAAAAGAACGGATTACTGATCTGCCGACCGATAGTTTCGCCACTGCCCTTGCTAGTGACACCAACACCCTTGATGGTTACGCCGGGACAACGATTATCCTAGACGAATACGCCGCTGCCAAAGATCGCAAGGTATATGATGTTTTGAAGTCTGGACAAGCCCAGGAGCCTAACAGTCTGCTACTCATCATTTCTACGAGTGGCCTGGACCTTAATGTTCCAATGTATTCTGAATATAAGATGTTAAGCGATGTGTTAGCTGGTAAAAAGCGAGCAGATCGCTATTTTATTGCCATTTGGGAATTGGACGACCGTAAAGAAGTCACTAAGCCTAAGACGTGGATTAAGGCTAACCCTATCTTTGAAATACCAGCAATTAAGAAGCGTATGCAACCTAAAATTCAAGATGATGTGGATTTAGGGATTGCTCAAGATGATTTAATTCCCGTTCTCACTAAAAACTTTAATATGTGGCTCCAAGCTGCCGATAATTCCTATATTAGTGTGGACGACTGGGATAAAACCGAAATAGACACCCCCGACACCACCGGACGTGATGTCTATATTGGCGTGGATATGAGTAAGACAAACGACTTAACGGCGATTAGTTGGGTAGTTCCAATTGATGGCCGTTTTTACGTGGATTCTCATTCGTGGGTAGGCACTAAGTACGGATTAGATCGCAAGATTAAGTTAGACGGCTTCAATTACCGGGCTGGTGAGAAGCGTGGTGAGTGTTCTATCACTACCCTAGAAAGTGGCGTAATTGATACCGATGATGTGTTCAGTTACCTAGTTAATCTAAGCAATAAGAACCACTGGAAACCGATTATCTGTTATGACCCCTATAACTTCAATGATATTTTAACCAAGATTGAAAAACAGATGCCTAACTGGGATATGCGAGCCGTAAGACAAGGTAGTTTGACCCTCAATGTTCCTACCCGTGATTTTAGAGACAAGCTGTTTCAAAAGAAGATCGTTCATAACGATAACCAGCTTCTTCGCTATTCAATGATTAACGCCCGGATTAAAGAAGATAACAACGGCTGGCAACTACAAAAGAAAAGCCGTAACTCTAACAGTCGGATTGACCCGGCGGCGGCTCTAATGAATGCTTATGTTTTTGCCCGTTCTTACTTTGATGACCAGGAAAAGAGTAAGACGCTCAATGACTTCTATTCCAGTCCAGAGTTTATGCAATGAAAGGTGGTGAGATTAATTAATGAGTTTATTTAATAACTGGTTCAGTAAAAAGACAACGGCAACTGGTGGTGATCCAGTTCTTGATGCACTTGTAAGCATTTCGAGCGATGATCCTTATGCTTATGTGTCACCAAGTAATCTAAGAAATAGCGATGTCTTTACAGCAATTAATGTAATTGCTAGTGATATAGCTTCTAATCCGGTGTTGTGTGATACCGATGTAATTAACAAGATGATTAACTCCAGTCCTAACGAAACAATGGACGGCTTTCATTTCAAGTATGCACTAGCAGCTAATATGTTATTAAATGGTAATTCTTTCGCTGAAATTCTTCCGAACCATAATTTGAGATTCATTCCTAACAATCAGATGGTGGTTAGTCAAGATACCATTACCGGCAAGCTGAAATATACCTACTCACCTAACGGGAGCGTTAAACAGGTGATTCCACCTAGCAAGGTACTTCATTTCAAGTATTTCACGATTGACGGTGTAGCTGGATTAAGCCCTTTGTATGCTTTGAAAGATGAGTTAGGCGTACAGAATGCTGGTAACAAGCTGTTACTCAATTTCTTTAATAACGGGATTCATGGAACCACTGTGGTTAAAGTCAATCAAGCTGATCTTAATCCTAATAGTATTAATAACATTCGTAAGAAGTTTGATGATGCTAATAGTGGTGCTAATTCAATGAAGACAGTAGTTGTTGACGATTCAATGGACGTAAGCAGCTTGTCACTCAACACAGATGTATTAAAGTTAGTTAACTCTAATGACTGGACTACCCGTCAAATTGCCAAGGTATTTGGCCTTCCGGTTGAAAAATTAGGCCTGGAAAATGAACACAGTAACCAGCAACAAAGTAACCTGCAATATCTGCAAAGCACTTTACAGCACTACTTTGATTGTTTCACTAGCGAACTATCTAAGAAGTTTGGTAAGGACTTTACTTTTAATACCGACAAGCTGCTAAGCCTTGATCCTGCTACCATTCAACAGCAAGCAATTGACGGCTATAATAACGGCTTGCTAACCAGAAATGAAGCCCGTAGCAAGTTAGGGTTGCCACCGACTAGCGATGGTGACAGCTTTAACGATGATTCAGAGAAAGGAATGAATGAAAATAATGGAAGATCGCCGATTAACGATTAACGCTGAATTGCGAGCAGCAGAACCGGCCCCACAGCCGACTGCACAGCCTGCTAACAGCGATAAGCAGGATAAGACGGATAATTCACCACAACCTGCTAAAACGGCCCAGAACAGCCCGAAGAAGCTCTCTGGTTATGCGATTGTTTGGAATACTCCCAGTAAGGATTTAGGGGGCTTCAAAGAAGTTGTATCACCGGACGCTCTTAAAGGCGTTGACCTGTCTAATGTATTGATGCTCAACGACCATGACTA